TATATTGAAAAGTCACAACAAACCATTAAAGAGGTTTCAGATGAGTTAAAGGTAAAGGGTTTGGACAACTATTCTGACAAACTTTTAGCACTTTTACCAGAAATGAATCAAGGGAAAAAGTAACATGAAAGATGTTCTGTTATCAATTATCACAGGTTTTGGATGCGGTGTTGTGTTCGCAGCATTCAAATTGCCAGTACCAGCACCACCAGTTTTTGCGGGAGTCGCAGGAATTATTGGTCTATGGATTGGCTATAAAACACTAACACAAATTATATCCTAGGAGGAATAATGAATAACTTACTAAACGATAAAACAAAGGCAATGCTAGCATCATATGGACGATCCGTTCTTGGTGCGGGAATTGCATTATATATGGCTGGCGTAACAGATCCAAAAGATCTATGGGCTGCACTAGTTGCTGCTCTAGCGCCCGTTGCATTGAGAGCGCTTAATCCCAATGATAAGGCGTTTGGCGTACTGCCAGACACTGGCGCTGTTTCAGATGCACTTAGCAAGATTGTACCTGCTAAGAAGGCTCCAGCAAAAAAGAAGGCTGCTGCTAAAAAGAAGTAGTTTGTTTTGATAGAGGGGGCAAATTTAAAACTTGCCCTCTTTATTTTTTTATAATGGGGAGAATATGGACTTTGTATATATTTGCAAAGAAGGCGTTAACGAAGAATTAAAGTATTCTATTAGATCTGTCGTTGAAAGTTTTCCAGACTCAAATATATGGGTTGTTGGTGGTAAGCCTGACTGGTACGTAGGAAACTATATTGAAGTGCATCAGATACATACTAAATATAAAAATGCTGTAGAAAATTTAAAAATGATTTGCTCTTCACCACAAATATCTAATAAATTTGTTTTAATGAATGATGACTTCTATATTATTAAAAAAATAAATAATATAGGCACTTTTCATGGCGGGTATCTATTAAATAAAATAAACTTATATCAAAAACTAAATGGTAATTCTAACTATACTAGAAAACTTAATGCCACATATAAAAGATTAAAAGCCATTGGAATTGATGATCCATTAGACTATGAACTACACGTACCTATGGTTATGGAAAAGCAAAAATTACAAGAAGTATTAGATAAAAATGACCAGTTTTTATGGAGATCCATGTATGGAAATATATTTAAGGTAGGTGGATCAGAAATGCAGGATGTTAAGGTTTATACTAGCGGTCCACTAGTTTTTAAATCTTATAATTTAAACATAGATAATCATACATATTTGTCTAGCGCAGATAGTTCTTTTAATATTATTTGGAATAACATACTTAAGGTTCAGTTTAAACAAAAAACTAAATTTGAGAAATAAGTTCTAGGTATTTATTTTTTAAAATACTTGGAGAAAAATTATTGATTCCAATGTTATACGCTTGTTCTTTGTATGGTGTTTTATTTTTAATATCAATATAGTCATCAATTGTTTTTGCCAAAGCCTTTGGATCCGCCTCAAACAATTCAAGTCTAATTTTAGTTCTAATTGTTCCTATTGAATCACTTTTTACTAACCACTCTAAAGGTAAAATAAAATTATTTGGGGATATATCTGTCATAAAAACTGGCAGGGCACTCATAAGAGCCTCATTCATAGGTAAACAAAGACCAGCATAACGTCTAGGAAGTACCATAGCATCAAATCCATCATACATGCTTTCCCTATTGTCTGGATTACCAATTTCAACTTTAAGCCTAGAATCTTTAATGTTTGTTTCTATTTCGCTTTGGCTTCTAATTACTAACTCATAATCTGCCTTAGAGTGCTTAAGCATATCAATAACAGTTTCAGTACCATTTCTATCTTTTGCTGCTTTTTTACCAGCAATATGCAATATTCTATTATGTGATTTAGATAAATTGTTTTCTTTTATCTTACTAAATAATTTTTCATTTGTTGGTGGTGGAAGATGAATAACCTTTGTTTTACCACCAAACATTTTTTTAATGTGTTCAATTTGCCATATACTTGGAGATAAAAGTACTGTTGGAAGTGGTAGGTTGGGGTTTGATAAATGTCCAAATAATTCGTAATTATATTGAAGAATCGTTTTAACATTATACTTATTTGCATACCTTATAAAGTTTTGGTCATAAAATGTTTCACAACTTAACACAACATCTATATCTTTTAAAAATAATTTTATATGTTGTAATGATGGAAACCCACTGCTCTTAATACAACTATAATTTTCGTACCAATCTGGATGTTGTATATTTTTATTAAAGGGTGTTGAATCAATTAAAAGAATTTTATCTGGATTAAGCATATTTACTAATTCTCTAGTTTGATTACCAAGACCAGTATTATCAGACCGTGCAATAATTCCTAATCTCATTCTTTATATCCCCAAGTTTCATCATCTACTGTAAATTTGCGGGTACCCTGACGACCATCTAAATGATAAGAACGTTTAATACTACCTTCAGGATGATAGATCCAAAGTTTGTGTATTTCCCAGCCCTCTTGACTAAATACATCGTATGGAGCAATATCATCTTGAATTGCCCCATGAAATGTATCTTCTATAAAAAATTTATCCTTGCATCTTGGAAGAACAATATCTTTATAATATTTTTTTCTACTTAGGTGTGGTCTCTGACTCCATTGCATAGTTTTCATAAATCCATCTTCTAAACCAAACATAAGGTGTTCATGCTCTTTTGGTATTTTTGATTCAAAATGAAAACGAATGGTATTTGCTTTATTATACTCAAACATATCCAAGCATTTATCCCAGTCTATTGCCACATCTGGGGTCAATGGGGCATCTCCTTCAATGTAAAGCAATAGCGGTGTTTTAATTTCATTAATTGTTTGACGCATCATGTTAGTTTGATGGCTATGCTCTTTAAATATAAAAGGCAATATGTTGTTATCCTCATGCAAGCATTTCCATAAAATACGATTTTTATATTCATCGTAATCTTTTTTACGGTTTTGTTGCTCCTCCCTGAGACCATCTATTTGCATAATAATTTCGTTGTCTGGAAAGTGCACACGAATATCGCTAATTGTTTGCTCTATCATCTTTGTGCTTGGGTGATCTGGAATTATGGAGGTAGCCATGACAATTGTTATATCTCTTTTATGCATTTACTTGCCTCATTAACTCAATAAAAAGATCTCTTTTATATTTAATCCACCAACAAACAACTTGATGCATATCGGATGTGCAATTATTTAATAATTCAGGTAGCATTTCGGGAAACTGTTGCCAATTTTCAAAAGTTTTTATTGAGTGATTGCCATCAAATAAAAAATTAAAAAAGTCTGTGTTTTGCATTCTTGGGTCCAACTTATCTCCTATGGGCAAGCAAAGCATTTCAATTGCTTCATAGAATCTAAATGAATCAACAACCATTGCTCCGCTAGGGCAAGGAACAATCTTTGATAAAAACATTTTGTCATAGTATTGTTTTGGCTTTAATCCTTCTGCAAAACCAGTAGTTGGATTATAAAAAGAGTTTGGTATCTCAGGCATAACGGTTGCAAGTTCTTGCCTTCTTTGATGAGTTATCTGTCCTGAAAAAAATACATCATACGATTTATCTTGATACTCTGGTAAATTATTTGATAAATGTTGAGGAACACCTAATGCTAATTTATTATATTGTGAATGTTTTCTGTGCGGGTATTGAATCCAAATATCAATATTATTATGCTCTATCTTATCAACCTTAAAAGTGGCGCTTTCATCTCCAGTAATAAGTAAAACCACCCTACCTATCTTATTTAACTCTTCAGATATTTGATCTTCGTAATCTACATTTTGAGGTCCAGGAATCACAACAAAGGCTCTATCTGTTTTAGGCAAAGTTGTTACCCTATCTGGTTTAATATTATTTTTATTAAAAAATTGTTTTAATAGACCGTAATCCCATTTATCAGCAGCACAGTCTTCTTGCTTAACTGAATAAAGATATGCTTTAAGATCGCTCATAAAATAAGTGTACCTCATGCTGATAGTCAAGCAAGGTTTCTTTATATCCAAGCCCCCACAACCAAAATCTTAAATCATATAAGTATTCATTCCATTGTTGCATCATAAATTCTGGATGACCAGATAACCAGATCTTAGGCTTAAACTCCTTTAAAACGCCTTCTGCGCCCCTTAAAACACGTCCTTCGCTGCCTTCTACGTCTAAAGAAATTGCCGTAGGAGGCTTAATCCCATGATCATATACACAGGAATCTATGGTAATTTGACCATAGGTATCTCCTTCAAGGTATAGTTCTTTAAATCCATGTGCTGCTTCAATTTCTAAATTTGATTCTGGTGGAAACTCATTATAATAAATACGTGTAAGGTTATTGTTTTTGTCTGAAGCAAATCCAGGAATGCAAACTGTTGGATTTTTTAAATTATTTGCCTTCCAAGTTAATGGATAGTGAGACCAAACCTTTGGATTAGGTTCAAATAAAACAACTTCTGATCCCCACATCTGACATAGGGCAGGCATCTCTCCTTCTTCTGCACCAACATAATATACAACATCTCCAGATGAAATATTTTCTGACATATGCTTTAGCCTTGGTTTTTCCCAACCGTGTGGTTTATACCAATCAGGTCTATCTGCACGATGCTTTGGTAGTGTTATTTCAAATTCACCGTTAATAATGGCTTTAACCATCTCTGTCATTTTATCCCCCTTATTTTAGTATACTTTATAATTTCTGGATTACATACCCCACATGTATTTATTTCTATTTTATTATCAACACTACCCTCAGCGTATGTTGATTTATATTTAAAAGTATTACCACATGTTGTGCAAATAATTGATGTTTCTTTAAAATTTAAATCATCTTTTATTGATTCTTTTTCTATCCACTCATTGTAATAGTCATTAGAAAAATATGTTATATCATTTTCTGGATTATTAAATGGGTGTTCATATGTGTTAAGGAGATGTTCTCCTGTTCCAGGAACTTTGCCCCATTTTCTTTCATAGTATTCTCTATGATGTGAATTATCTGTATTAATTTTGTTTAACTTCAGGCTGTGAGACATTATTGTATCTTTTACATCAACCAATTCTTTTGTCCAAAGAAAAACTTTCTCAGCATTAACAACAAATTTTTCATCATCTGAAAATGCATATGGAAATGCTTTTTGAATTCTAATGCTAAAATCAAGATCGTCATATCCATATGGAGTAAAGTTAGTATCCCATTTTCCAACTTTATCTATTACATCTTTATGAAAAGCAATTAGGTGCCATCCAAACACCCCCAGACTTTCTACAATTTTATATTTAGTACTTTTAAGTTTTTCTATAAAATCTAAACCACCAGGATTGCCAAAACGAATTGCTGGACTAATGATAATAAGCCATTCAGATTCAGTTTCATACATTTTGTCAACGCCAAGATTGTGACTTGCCATTGCTCCAATATTATTTATAGTGTTATCAACCTTTAGAACATTTTCAAGTTTACATGTTGCCATAAACTCATCCATTATTGACTGAACTGTATAGGGCACTAGTGCTACATATTTCATTTCTGTAACCATTCTATTAATGATACTTTTGGCATCCATCCAGTTAAATCTTTAAACTTGGCATTAGACGCAAGAGTTTCTTGCACTTCACCAATTCTTGGCGGGATAAATTTAATATCATTTGAAATCATATTAGCAATATCAAGTATAGAGTAGTTACTTCCATACCCAATGTTATATACTTCCCCAAATCCATTTTCAACTTCAGATGCAAGAATGTTTGCCTGTATTACGTCTGATATGTGAGTAAAATCTCTACGCTGAGATCCATCTCCAACTACTGTCAATGGTTTTGACTCATGGTATTGTTTTAAAAATAGTCCTATTACTGGTGCGTATTGACCTTTTAATGGTTGTCTATCTCCATACACATTGAAGTATCTAAGGGATATTGTTTTTAATCCGTAAAGATTATAATAAACTCTTGCAAGGTTTTCACCAAAAACTTTAGCAGCAGAGTATGGAGTTAGTGGATCAGGGGATTGTGTTTCTTGGTTTGGAAGCAAAGCCTTTTTACCATAAGAAGAAGATGTGCTTGAATAGATTAGCCTACCAACCTTGTTAACCCTACAAAGTTCAAGAACATTGGCTGTTCCTACTGCGTTTGATTCAATAGATTTTTTTGGATTTAATATTGCTGGCTGTATTCTTGCATCAGATGCTACGTGAAATACGCAGTCAACATCTTTAAAGAGTGGTGCAATTAGGTCATAATCACAAATGTCATGCTTATAATTTTGTGCTTTATCATTCCAATAGAACTGCTCATGACATTCTGCAGACTCATCATCAATACAAATAACATCGTGACCAAGACTAATTAACTTATCAACAAGGTTTGATCCAATGAAACCAGCACCACCAGTAACTAAATATTTCATTTTATATTTAAGGTTTCTAGTATTGTGGACCATCTATGAACATAGGTGTGCTCTTTCTTTGTTCTTTCGTGTCCATTAAGTCTGATGGCTTCTCTTGATACACCGTCTAACAAATACTTATCTATCTTATTTCTTAGATCTTCAAGGTTGCCGTGTTCATAAAACACAATCTCATTTTCATCTTTAAAGTATTCTTCAAGCCCTTTAATGCGAGGGTAAATGGTAAACCCACCACGACCAGTACTCTCAAACAACCTATCACTAGTGTAGTAAGGATAGTTAAAGTTAATGTTTAAACTATCACCTATCGCTACCTTGCTTTTAGCATAGATACGGTTTAACGCATCTCCACGTACAGTTCCAGTGTCCCCATCTCCACCAACGTGTAAGAATCTTTTGCCATAGGTCTTTCTTAAAAAGTCTATTAATTCTGGACGGTACTTATGTTCATGATGATAACCCTTGCTACCAACAAAGATAATATCGTTTTCAAAGTTATGTGGATCATACTCTTCATGGATATAACATTCTTTATCATATACTCCAGCAGGTAAGAAGTGTCCTTTAACCTGTGTGTTTTCATTAAACCAGTCACACATTAATTTATCTGTAGCAAAAAAGTGACCAATGTTTGTGTAGAAGTCATCATTCTTTAAATCTTTTTCACGTTCAATTCCAAACCATAAATCTAAATGATAAGTCATTGTTGGTATACCA